ATCCGCCTCAGTGAAATCCGTCAAAGTACCTAGATAGCGCTTATTCGTGCTATCGGTTGTACTGAAACCATCACGTCCATCAGCAGAATTTGCCCATGCTCGATGAAAATACGGTGTTCTACCATCTGCTCCTTTTGCTCCCGGTACACCTTGCGCACCATCTTCACCTTTCCACTTTGTCCATTTATAAACTGTCGGATTATTACTATCTGCAGCATTAAAATCGACATACATACCAATATATGGCTTATTGGTATTAGTTTGGGTAAAACCTCCTCCAACTGCATTATCTGCGTAAGCAATATGAGTGTACTGAGTTCTACCGTCAGCTCCTCTAACTCCTGGAATACCCTGGTCACCTTGTAAACCACGTTCTCCTTTTTCCCCATGCACACCAATAACAGTAGGCTCTGTGGTTTTGCTTGTACCGTTTGTGTATAGCTCAACTCGATAATTCCACAAATAACGCTTGTCTGATGTGATAGGCTGTGGCGTAGTTGTCCACCCTGTACTTGCTCTTGTGATACCTGTTGAGACTGTAGTAGCTAAATAGTAATTAGTGACATTAGAAATACCAGTACCATCTGCTCCTTTTATCAACGTCCACTTATACACTCTGTAATCTGTACTATCTGCCTGAGTGTAATCTGTGTATGTTCCGATATACGTTTTGTTTGTACTGTCAGTAGTTGAGAAACCTTGTGAGCCGTTATTTGATGTGGCGTAAGCTATGTGTAAGTATGGTGTCCTACCATCTGCGCCAGCCTTACCTGCCACACCATTTGCACCATCAGAGCCTTTTACAAGTGTCCAATTGTAATCGGATGGAGTAGTGCTATCAGCGCTATTAAAATCAACATACATACCGATGTAAGATCTATCAGAGGCACTTACAGAAAAATCCTTAGTTCCATTAGCACTGTTACTATAAGCTATGTGAGTGTATTGAGTACGGCCATCTGCACCATTTCGACCTGGTAACCCTTGTTCACCTCTTGCGCCTTGCAAGCCATCTAAACCACGTTGTCCTGGTTCTCCTTTATCGCCTTTTTCTCCCTTGTCCCCTTTTACTTTAGCCCACTTGTATTTTTTAGGGTCTGTGCTATCGTTTGGTTCAAAGTCTGTATAAATACCAATATAGAGTTTATTGATTGAGCTATCAAGACTAAATCCATCTGTTCCTGTTGCATTATTAGCCCATGCTGTATGGACATAAGGAGTACGACCATCTCGCCCTGGAGTTCCAGGTGTACCAAGTTTTCCATCAACGACATTAACAAGCGATATCTCATCAACAGCAACCTCTTTATTTCCAATGTAAGCTGCAACTGTCAGAGTGACTGTATCAGTTACATTGGAGCCTCTAATTAAGTAAGTCATCCCTGTTGTTACTTCTCCATCGAGCGCCCAACGCCAAGTAACACCAGCAACAACTGGTTTTCCCCCCTTGTATAAAGTTGGGGTTACTAGACTTTGGCCGATCTGATTTTTAAAGATAACACCATTGTCCGTTGACAATTTGATAGTATATGGTTTAGCAGCTTCAAACAATCTCTCAAAGGCTGACTGGATATCAGTTGATAGTTTGTTTTCAAGTGCCTTGAAATTGTCAAATATTGTCTTATTTCTCACTGGATTTGTGAAACTGATTTTTTGATCAGTAACTCGTGCTTGAATCATCAATAGAGGGGCAAAACCGTCATCATGGACTTTAACAGTATCTCCAATATCAGCATCGACAAAGCCATCAACTTCATAAGTGATAGCTGGATAACAATACTTTTTCAATTTGAGATAACCTAAACGTCTTAACTCGTTTGGCTCATCTGTTTCAAAGTGAAAATCTTTTCTTGTCCACTGGTCAAGCTCCCCTGTTGAATGAGTAAAGGTTGAGGGATATAGTTGCATTGAAATAGGCGCATACAGTGCTTGCCCTCTTTGATAAAATTCAACTATCCCTTTCTCGTTCTTTACTTCCCATTCATCCAATCCCTCAATCGTCAAAACATCCTCAGTTGTATTTGTTTTTTCTTTTGGATTTGGTTTTTTCAAGACTTTTGTTTCAGACGTTGATGCTCCGCCTTTTTTGCTGGTTGTAACAGTTTGTTCTATGGAACCATCAGAACGAGTCGTTGTGGTCGTTGTAATCCGTGTCTTGTCCGCTAACTTTATAACTTTAGTGTGGGCAATAGTTTTGCTCTTAGTCCCATCTGAGGCTGTAGAGATTGTGGTTTTCGTCGTTGAACCATCTGCATTTTTTACAGTTTCGCTTTTGGAACTCTTATCCCCGCTCGGTTCTTCTTCAACCGTTGGCATTTTACCAGTCGGTCTGATTGTATTGAAAATACCAGTCTTATCCACTTTTCTTGTAATAGAGTGGATGTTTTTTCCGTATTTAACAATGACATCATTTCTTACACGTCCCACCCCTTGATGGTTGTCATCGTTTTCATGATAAACATTAACACTAAACTTTTTGATAGTGCTATCAGCATTTAACTGTGTATCAAATTCAATCTCAGCATCAAATCGTTTGGCTAGGCTTAATAGACGGGCTAGTTTGGTTTCTTGCCCCTCCCATTCCAGAGTACGCTTATAATCTGATATTTCATTGATACCAATAGAAAGGTGAGTATAATTTAAAAGATCCATCGCCTCACAATACTCTTTGAAAGTCATCGCTTTGTTAGATTTATAAGGGTTCGCAAGCTCATTGATTAACTCAAGATTGAGATTTTCACAATAACATTTGATTGTCTGCTCATTTTCTTCAACAATCATGATATTAAACACAAAGCTTTTACCCTTGTACTTAAATGAAACAAATGCATGCTCATTCAAATGATGATAGGCTTTAGCAAGAGGTAAATCAGACTTTACAGCCTTTTTAAATACCGTAAACTCAAACGTTGACGAACCTGTTGCAAGACTTCTTGTCCAAGTATCATCGTAATAATTTAACGTACCTTGTTTTTCGTTATCAATAAATGCTACCTTTTTTAAATTTGCATCATGTATTGTTAAAAGCATAATTAGATCCACCTTTCTTCAAATTCGATTGTTACAGTTGGTTTTTTCTTAATAAAACGTGAAAAATACAACTCTAGCTGAGATTTTCCTGGAGGAATTACTGGCCAATGTGAACCGTCTACAACTTCGCTTACTTTGGATATCCCGTCAATATACACACTATCGTCCTCACTGTTGATTACAACATTTGAACCGATAGAATAACGGTTAGGAATGTCTAAACTCCTTGTCACAAAGTCTTTTCTATACATAAATTCATCAACATACATATGTGACACAAGAGGCCAGTCTCTGAGTGCTCCAAGCGTGATATGGATTTTTGCTGATTTTTTGTCTTTTATCTCCGGAATAATAAAGTCATAATGAGAGCCATCAAAAAACACTTGAACTCTATCATCGTTTCTTTTTAACTCAGACCAGCCTTTTTCCGCGCTAAACGGATCCAATTTCCCTACTTGAGCACCAGTACCGATAAAGTACCACCATTTGATGTATTTATAGCCGCCTTTTCCATCTGTTGTAAAGAAACTATACTCACAATCTAGTGTCTGATATCGCTTATACGTCTCTACGCCATACAAAAAATTACCGTCAGTGTCGGATACAGTGACCTTGATAAAACCATATTGGTTAGCGACAGCTGCCATAAAAACTTGTCTCCAAAGCAGATAGTCATTCAATGAACCAACTTCTCCATTAATATCCGCTGGAATAGCCCATGTCAAACTTTGTGCGTTGTTTCGGTCTTTCTCGAATGTACCACGATCTGATAGTTCGATATGATTACGACCCCAAAGGGTAGTTTTACTCAAAGTGCCAACAAGTCGCTCTCTGTTATCGTTTGTAATTGCGACGCCTTTTGTCGCGTTTTGGAGACCTTGCAGAATGTTAGTCCCTCGATAGTCAAGCAAAACCTCAGAGCCTTTATATGGTTCAGTATCAGCCTCTTCACGATTTCCTAACTCAAATGCCGCTCTATTGTTTACAACTCCAATATATCCATTTTCTGAGTTATGTTTAATTCTGATAATTGGATAAGCTGGCTCTGTTCCTGTATTTGTTAAATCAAATACTATCCTATCCAGTGAGCTTGTTTCATTTGTATCAATATCAAATGTTTTTAAAGTCGTGCTATGAGCCACACCGTCAGGAATTATTATTTTTAACTCTGAGCGCTGAAACCATCTTGTCAAATTTTCTGGAGTAATCTCATCTACTGGCAACCCCATATAATATTTGTCTGGCTCATCGCCATAAGTGATCTTTACTGGCTCTAAAACATTTAATACCCCTGCCAACTCATGCTTTAATCTTTCCATTTCAATTGCATTTGTGGTTTTGATGTCAAATTTTATGATATGCTCTTTTCCGCCACGTTTCACTTGCTGAATATTAACCCCCAACAAAGGAGCGTTATCTGTTGATACGCTCCTTTTGTTCCCGATGGGGCGGATAATATCTTTTATTCTAAAGAACCGTGACATATCAACACCGTTGAATGTCATTTCTTTTGTCATGTAACTATCCCTCTCATTCTATTTTTTACCCTAGTATTGTGAGCTTGTGCATTAGTGTAAGCATCGATAGTACTTCCAACTAATTCTCCGGTTTCAAGCACAATATCAGTTGATTTATTAACCAATTTGTCACCAATCCTTAGCAATTCGTCAAATACGGTCTTTTGATTGTTGTCTTTCACCTCAACGCTTGCTTTGACCGCTTTTTCAAGATCTGATTTAACTTGCACGACCTTAGACAACTTAGTTTTACCAACACCAATAATATCCTCTGCTTTATAGCTAAACGCCTGTATATTGTCATACATGCCAACCATAGCTTTATCAACATATTTGGTGTTCTTCTCGATACCAACAGCGACACCCATTGGTAAGAAACGACCAACGCTATCTCTAAACAAACGTGATGGTGAATGGATTTTGGCTTTAGCCCTTGCCGCTCTCTCTGCTTGTGCTACTAGTGCATCAGCTGCTGCCGTAACTGCTCCTAATGCCGAATACATCCCTTGAGCCAACCCCTGCCCAATCATTGAGCCAATGCTACGCATCGAACCAACACTAGACATGCCAACAGACCTTACAGAGCTCATTAGAGCTTGCATAGCTCCTTGAGATTGTCCGATACCTCCCCTAACACCTTGAGCGATATTCTGGGCTGTCTGTTGACCAATTTGGCGACCTTGTGACCCCATCTGACTACCAACTGATTTAATAACAGATAGAATAGCTTGCATAGATGATTCCACTTGTCCACGCATGCTATTAAAAGCTGAAATTACAGCTTGAGTGCTAGTTGACATGCCTGTTACTTGGGATGAGGCACTAGTGGCACTAGAGCCCACTTGTATAAATCCTGATGATACAGTCGCTAAAGCCGTACCAACAATCATGACCCAAGAACCCAGCATAGTAAATGATGTTCCTGCCATCATCAATGATGGTGTCATGGTCATAATTTGGGAGTTAAACATAGCGATCGGGGCATTTATTGCCGATAATCCTGCCACGCTACTTAAAATCTGTGCTGTGAAAATAGTAAAGCCAGATACTGCCATTGTCATAATAGATGGTAAAAGACCTAAAGTTGTTGACAACAATGTTATCTGAGTTGAAAAATTAGTAAGCCCTGTAACTGCCATCATAGATGATGTAGCAACTAAAGACATAGATGTCCCTATTGTTTGAAAAGAGCTTGAAATTCCAGCTAATCCAGAGCCAAGATTTGTAATCGCTGCATTAAGTTTCTCAATGTCACCAGTAAATCCAACTAAATTCCCTGCATAAGATGCTGCACCTAAACCTGTAACAGCTGCTGCTAGCGCTCCAACTCCTGCTGCAGCATTCATAATGCCACCTGCATTGCTAGCAATCTTAGCTAGTGAGTCACCTATTTTGGTGAACGAGTTCCCAACTGACTCAATTACACCTTTAATACCATCTAATACAGTTCTAATGGCCTCTCCAACACTCTTAAATACATTTGCTACACCCTCAAGAGCTGTCTTAATCGCTGTACCGAAACTCTCAACAACTCGTGCAGCACCATCAAGGGCTGTTTGCAACCCTTGACCGATACCTTGAGCCGCTGTGCTTATAGCTTGACCTGTTGCTGTGATTGCTCCCTCTGCATTCGCAAAAGCATTTACAAGTATTGAGAGGCCGTACGCTGCAATGGCAATACCTGCACCAATTAAAGCAACTGATGCTCCAAATGCAAGTATCCCAACAGCGCTAGCCGTCAAAGCTGGCCCCAACAAGGCAAATATACCTGCTAATACAGCTATACCAACTCCAAGGCCAAGCATTGCCAGTTGGGCACTTGTTCCGGCATTTCCTAGTTCTATTGCTGCTTGAACTAATATATAGATACCACCAGCAACTAAAGCCACACCTGCACCAACCATTAGCATTGCAGCCCCCATTGATAGCCATTGGGCAGGGCTGGCCATTGATGCCGCTTGACCAAAACCTTGGGCAACTGTTGAGATAGCTGTTGCCAGTCCTTGTAGTACTGTTGAAATACCTTGTGAAATAGATGTGATAAGAGAACCAAGCCCAGAAAAAACTTGCTCTATGATACCTTTAGATTGAGTCGCTGATGCTCCAGCACCATCAAATGCCTCCGTAGCATTCTTTTTGAATAGTTTGAACGGATTGAGTTTTCCAATGATATCAAAACCTTTGAATTTAGATAACAAAGTCCCCAATACTGGTAGTAACAGCGCAAAAATAGATGGATCTATTCCAGACAAGAACTCTCCAATTTTGCTAGCTATTTTACCAATTGCCTCAACAACTTCATTAACCTTATTCCTGAAATCTTCGCTAGTGGTATATGCTTGAATAAACCAACCGATTAAAGCACCAATACCTGCAATAGCAAGCCCCCAAGGGTTGGATAAAGCTATTTTCAACAACCCAAAAGCAGTTTTTAGGCCAGTTATAGCCTTAGTTGCAATTGATACTGTTTTAAATGCTGCAACCATCCCAATCACTGCACTAGCAATTGTTTGAATAGCACCAGGGGGTAATGAGGAGATAAACTCAGCCCCTTTAGTAGCAGCATCTGCAAGAAACTTAACCACCTCACCTAAAGCTTTAGCGATCTTATCAAAATTTTCTCCACTACCAGCTAGAGATGAAAAGACATGACCTATTGCATCTTTCACCGCATTAAAAGCTCCAGCTACTGCTGTTATAGCTCCCGTATTTTTGAAACTAGACAAAAAGCTACCAACTTTGTCAAAGGTTTTCATGATATTGTTTACCATTTCCTCTGGCAACATCTTTTTCAATCCTGCCTCTAGCTCTGGCTTTGCTGATGCTAAAAATGTTGAGATAGCTTTTGGCAAAGATTTGAAAGCATTCCCCACCATCGGTATAAAGTTTCTAAAGATAAATGTTGATGCTGTTTTAGCAAGGTTCCCTAAAGGTTTGCTAATGTCTCCACCTGTTGTAAGGTTTCCTAAGAAATCCTTAAATGCAGCTTGCATAGATGCAAAAGATCCTGAAAATGTTTCGGCTGCCTCTTTAGCAGTAGTACCAGTAATCCCCAGTTTCTTTTGTACAACAGAAATTGCTTTAACCATGTTTGCAAAGGACAAGTCACCCTCATTCACGGTCATATTCAACTCCTCTTGCACATCTTTGTAACTAGCAGCATCTTTTATTAGTCGTTGCATCTCTGCTTTTGTTCCACCGTAACCAAGTTTTAGGTTATCTAGCATTGCATAGTTACCACGCGCCAATGACTGGTAAGTTTGAGTAATGAGTTTCATATCAGAACCCATCTTGTTTGCGTTGTCTGACATATCTGTCATTGCTGTATTCGCTAACTCAGCAGCCTTTGCTGTATCTCCTCCCAAAGAAGAAATCAAGCTGGCAGAAAATGATGTTACATTTTCCATGTACTCATTAGCTGATACTCCAGCTGTTCTAAAAGCCTCATTAGCATACTGTTTAACAGTACCAGCTGAGTCTTTAAAAAGTGTCTCAATACCACCGATAGATTGTTGTAATTTTGCCCCC